CGGGTCGACGTACCACCCGGTGTAGACCCAGAGCTCGAAGCCGCGGATCTTCCCGATCGGCTGCAGGCCCTCGTTGTCCGAGAGGCTGATCGACATGCTGGCGTTGTCCACCCAGCGGTAGTCGATCTCCTTCTGGACGTCCGCATTCTTGAGCATCGCCGCGGCGGTCTCGGGATCGAGGATCACCTTGCGCGGCATCACACCCGAGGTCTGCTGGACGATCAGCGCCCAGGCCATCAGGTTCGCGAGCGGGTCGGCCGCCGACTGGCCCCAGCGCGCCGTGGAGGTGAGGGCCGCCACCGAGTGCGCCGCAGCGCGCCCGAAGTCGACGGTGACGGACGGGTAGTCGTCACCAGCCACGGTGACCACGCCGGTGCTCAGCGCCTCCAGCGCCATCAGCTCCTGGCGCCGGCGAAGCATGTTGAGCTGGTCGTTCAGCTCCTGCACGACCAGCATCTCCATCCGCTGCTCGGCCGAGTACTGGCCGCCACCGATAGTCTCGCCCATCGCCCGCTTCAACGCGCGGCTCGGATCGAAGACCCGCTTGTCCTTCACGTAGGCGGGCTTGAAGGTGTTCGTCTTCTGGCCGCGGCCCTGAACGACGCGCCCCGCGACCAGCGGCGAGACGAACGGCGCCACCCGGCGACGTGCGTCGTCGACGTCGAAGTGGATCTCCTCGGACTCCTCGGTAACGATCGAGGGGAAGAACGTCTGGAGCAGGGAGTTGCCGGGGACCTTGAGGTCCTCGATCACCCCGAGCATGAAGTTGGTGCTGAAGTTGTCCGCCATGGATCAGGCCCCCGCAGTCGGGATGATGTGAATGCCCTTGCCCCGGAGCCCTTCGCGGATCGAGTCCGCGGTGTGCGCCGTGCCGATGGTGAGCGCTTCCTGCGCGAAGATGCCCGTGGCGTAGGCCAGGGCCACCTTGTCGCCGCCGCTCGCGTCGCAGTCTTCCGCGAGGATGAGGTCGGGCGTCTGCGAGCCATCCGCCGCAGCGGAGAGGCTCTTGTTGTACTTGCCGCCGCTCGTGATCTTGCCGAGCACCGTGCCGCGGACCAGGTTCTGGCCCGAGACGACGGTGATCTTGCGGGCGACCACGGGCATGTCCCCGGCGAGGAGGCGGTCCGGGGTGAGGGTGCTGGTGCTGAAGGAAGCCGGAGGCATGGGTTAGGTCCCCTTGGTGGAAGTGGTGAACTGGCGGTGCTTCTGGGCCGCAGCGCGGCCCTGCGCGCGGAGATCCGGCTCGCCATCGGCCCCATCGGCCGTCGGCGCCGGCGACGGCTGCTCGCCCTTCTCGGCGTCCGCCAGCCCGGTGAGCCGCGCCGCACGCGTGGTCTGCTCGGCGGCGAGGATCTGCTGGGCCACATGCCCGGCGGTGAGCGTCGGGTCCTTCTTGGCCGCAGCGACAAGCGCCTCGTGGCCAGTGTGAGGGAGCGATTCGATCGCCGTGATGCGATCGCGCTCGGCGGTGGCCCCCTCGGCGCGGCATGCCGCCACGAACTCGGGGTACTCCGCCACGAGCTGCTCCGCGGTGAGCCTTTCCATGCGGGACTCCTGGTGGTGGGTTGCGCCCGGGCGATAGGTCGCACTGGAACGCGGGGGACGGCTCGCGAGGCCCGCGAGCACGGCTTCGTAACTGGCCACGCGATCCGCGAGACCAGCCTCCACGGCATCGGCGCCGACGAGGACGCCACCCTGACCGAACTGGCCCAGGACGGTCTCCTCGCTGACGCCGCGGTAGCGCGCCACCTCGGCGATGAACACGCCGGCAAGGGCGTCGAGGGTCGCCTGAATCCGGCTCCGGCCGTCCTCGGTCGACGGGTCGGACACCTTCGACGGGCTCTGGCTCGAGACGATCTCGTACGTCTTCGTGCCGCGCGCAGCATCGGCCTCCCGGCGGTCGGTGATCGTCATGCGCACGCCGATCGAGCCGAGAATTCCGGTCTCTCCGGTGACGACCTCGGTCGCCGCCGAGGCCAGCCAGTAAGCCGCCGAGGCGCCGAGTCCTTCGACGTGCGCGACGACCGGCTTCCGCTCGCTCGCGGCCCGGATCAGTGCCGCCAGTTCCGAGACCCCGGTGACCTCGCCGCCAGGGGAATCGATCGCGAGGACGATGGCGCTCACCTTCGGGTCCTCGAGCGCGGCCGTCAGGTCGGTCGCCAGCTGCTCGTAGGTCGTGGCCCCGCTCACGGCCGAGAAGAAGTCGGCGCGCTTGAAGAGCGGCCCATCGACCGGGATGGTGGCGACGCCATCGCGTACCGTGACGGCGTGGGTGTTGTCGAGTGGCCGGCCGAGCTTCGCCGAGATGGCCTCGACCGACTCGTTCCTGCGATCGACGATTGTCAGGATCGTGGCGAGACTGTCCTCGGTGATCGCCCAGGGCGAGCCAACGACGTGGGCGCGGACGAGGGAGGGGATGCGGCTGCTCATGCGGCCCCCTGGTCCGTGACGAGTGCCACTGAGGCGACTGACGCCTGGGCGGGCTGGATCCCTTCGGCGAGCATCATGCGGCGCTCCTTGCGGGTCTGCGCGAACTTCCGCGTCCAGTTCCCGCCGGTGAGGGCGGCCGTCTCTTCCTCGGCCGTGGTCAGGGTGAGGGACATCCGCTCGCGCGCGCCGACCGCCTCCTTCACGGGGTCGAGCTGCGGCATCGTCGGACCGGTCCACTCCGCGCCACACCAAGCGGCCCGGAGCAGCGGGCTCTCGAAGAAGCCCGGCGCGGAGATGTAGCCACGCGCCACGGCCTCGATCAGGAGCCACTCGTATGCGCGATCGCACCAAGCATTGGCCAGCCGGGTCCGGCCCGTCATGTACACGCGCCACGCCTGGACCATCGCGGCCCGGGAGGCGGAGTAGCTCGACTGGAAGTGCAGCAGCAGGACTTCGTACGGCGTCTGCAGCGCCACGGCGATCTGGCGCACGCAGGCCATCCAGAACGGATCGAACTGCGCGTTCGGCCGGCCCGGGTTCGCGATCTGGATTTCCTCACCCGGGGCGAGATCCGCGATCGCGCCGGCGCCGAGCTTGAGATCCGCCATCGACGTGGTCGGGGCGCCGCCCTGCGCGGGCTGCGTCCCGGCCGCGTTGAGGATGCCGTCGCCGTCCCCTGACATCGTCGGGCTCTTCACGAAGACGGTGAAGAACGCGCTGATCACCGCCGCGCTGAGCTCCGCGTGGGAGTAGGTCCCCAGCTGCCGGAGCGGCTCGATCACCGGGGCCAGCCACGGCGCACTGCGCAGGCTGTCCGGGCGATCGTGGTCGCCGATCAGGAGCGCCTGGAACTCGCCGTACTCGTCGCGCCGCGCGACCCGCGCCCACTTGGTGCCCGTGGACCGGAGGCGATCACCGGGATATCGATCGGCTACGTGGTAGGCCACCGGCTCACCGAACGCTGGATCGATCTCGACGCCGGCGATGATCTTGCCCGGCTCGTCGCGGTCGTTCGGCGAGCGGACGCGATCCGCCTCCACCAGCTGCACGGCCAACCCGAACAGCCGACCCGGGCGGTCGATGTAGCGCCGCACCGCGAGGATGTCGCCGTTGACGAGGCTCCCCCACAGGACCTGCGAGGTCATGATGTGGAAGTCGGCCATCCCCGCGGCGTCAAACGCGGTCGACCCCGCGTGACCGTTCCAGAGCCGCGCCGCCTGAGCCTCCCAGGCATCCGCCTGCTCGTCGGTCAGGCCAAGCAGGTCGCGGTCGATCCGCGGCGTCATGGTCAGCCCCGGCCCGACGATCGCCGTGCACCGGCCGCTGATCGCCCCGGTCGCGAGCGGCTCGTTCCGGTACATGTCGCGGGAGCGCGAGCGGAGGGTCCCGAGGTCGGGGATCGTGTCCTGGTTGGCGGACTGCTGGGCGGGGTTGAAGTCCTGCATCGAACGGCGATCGGTCCGGGCGCCCAGGTACTGGCCCCGGCCCCCGAAGAACTCCGATGCGACGGCGAGCTGGGTGCGGGCCTGCATGCGGCGCAGGCCAGCGGATGGGGAGACCGCGCTGATCGCGCGATCGAGGAGGGTCGGCGAAACGACGGGAAGGGCCGGCTGCCGATGGATGGTCACGGCGGTCACCGGTGCGGCACTCCGTAGCGGATGCCGATGCCGCCGCGCGCGGCGCGATCGGCCTTCATCTCGAAGCGGGCGTCGCGCTCGTAGAGCACACGCAGCTCGGCGCGGGTGTAGCTCATCCCACCGAAGGTGTAGCTCTGCTGCCCCGACTCAATCGCCTCGATCGCGGCCTTCACGCCGAGTCGCTCGAGCTGGACGTAGAGGGTTGGCAACGCGCTCGGCCCGTACGCCGTGCCTTCCCACTCGACCGATTCCCCGCGCTGCAGTCCGGCCACCGCCGTCTGCAGGGCGGTGAGCCGGTTCCGGAAGATCAGGGTCGTGCCCGAAGAAGGGGTCGCCATGGTGCCAGAGTACGGGGCGCCATAAGGCGGAAACAATGGAGCTACACGCTCACCCCCGCCGAGCGGACACGGCGTGTGCGCACGGTCGGCTGCGCCACGCGCTCTTCCTCTCCCTCCTTCACCGGGTCGGCCATCATCGCGGCGGCGACGTCGCCGAGCCGGGCGATCTCCTTTTCGCCAAGCAGCTGCAGCGCCGCGAGGCAGTAGACCGCGAGGTCGAGGAACTCATTCGGCCCGGTGCGCACCCAGACCCGCTTCGTCCGGCCGCCGATGATCTTGTTCACGAGCTGCTCGCTCCCGAGCTGGCGGAGCTGCTCCCCATCGAGCCAGTCCGGTAGGTGCACGCAGGCCGGGCCGGGCTCGGTCACCTTCACCAGGCGCTTCACGAACGTCTCCTTCCCGGCGAAGGACGCGACCGGGTAGAGCGCGACCTTCCCAGAGTTCGACCGGGTGACCTTTCCGAGGATTGGCGCACCCTCGCCCTCAAACCCCTTGATCGCGAACACCTTCTCGTGGAGCCGCCGCTTCGCGTACCGGTAGACCATGGTGGTGTGGTGACCGCCAGAGTCCACGAACGTCACCAGCGGCCGCAGCTGGTGCCCGCTCTCGTGGCGATACGACTTCTTCCGGATCTCGTCGAGCGCGCGCCAGGGCACTGGGGTTCCCGGGTCGCCCGGGATGTAGTCGTAATCCACCAGCCAGGACTCGTCATCGGCGCCGAAGGCCCAAACCGCCGTCTCGAGGCGGTCGTCCTGGACGTCGACGGCCCTCATCAGCACAGCTCCACCAGCCGGCACCTGGACGCCGTCAGGGTACTTCTCGAGGCGCTCGAGCAGCAGCTCGTCGGTCGCCTTGATCCCATCCTCTTTCCACGTTTCGCACAGCACGGTGTTGACGAAGGACTTCAGCTTCATCGGATCCTTCTTCTTCGTCAGGAACTCGCTGACCAGCGAGCCCCACCGCGCCCCGTCGAACATGCTGACCAGGGCATTCAGCTGATACCCGCGATCCTCGATCTCCGGGTGCTTCGGGATCCACTCGCCGGCGTTGTTGAGGTCCGCCTTCCGGTGCTCCTCGATCGTCCCGCCGCAGTGGCAGCAGACGTAGACCGCGGTGTTCGGCTTCCCCGCGACCCACTTGATGCCCCACGGGTCGTCCTTCCCGCCGAACATCAGCACCTGCGGCACGTCGCAGATGGGGCAGGGGAGGTACCAGTCGCGCTGATCGGTCGTCGCGTACTGGCTGGTGATCTCGCAGGCCCCCTCAACCGTTGGCGAGGAGCACATCCCCATCGACCGAAATGCGAACTTCGCCATGCGGCGCTCGACGATCGCGAGCGGCGCCCCTTCGTCGCCGGCGCTGGGGGGCATCCGGCTGATCTCGTCCGCGCGCACCGTCGGCACCGAGCGCATCGCGAGGCCCGCCGGCGCGTTCGCCCCGACGAGTCCGATGTAGCCGCCGGGGAATGCCTTCCGCCGGATCGTGTTGCGCTTGTCGCGGGTCGCCTCGGAGAGCAGCCCCTTCAGCACGGGCGTGTCGCGGAACATCGGGTCGAGTCGCTCCTTCGACCACAGCTCCGCATCCTCGACGCGCGGCAGGACCAGGAGGATCGGGCTCGGGCGCTGGGCGACCCGTGACCCGATGTCCGCCTTGAAGACCGTCGTCTTCCCGGTCTGCGAGGCCCACCGCAACACGACCCTCCGAATGCGCAGATCGCCAAGCGCATCCATCGGTTCCCGGTGCCAGGGCGTCAGCGAGAGCCGGTACTTCGTGAGCTCACCGGTGTCCTCGGGGGAGAGCCAGAGAAACTTCTCCGCCCACTCGCTGGTCGACCGCCAATTCTGGGTGCGGTAGGTCTTCCGACGGATCGTCCGATCGAGCTCCGCCACGAGCTGCTCAGCTCCCGGGATCTCGAACTGGTCGCTGATCTCTTCCTCGATTGCGACCGCGGTCACGGCTCTTCCTCCTCGTCGACGATCTCCTCCTCCTCGTCGCTCCCGTCGTCGCGCGCGCGGGTCAGCAGCTCGTTGGCGATCTTCTCGCAGCGCAGCCGGGCCTCCGCGAGCCCGGTCAACCCGACGAATTCGCCCGCGTACTGGGGCAGCGACCGGATCGCGGCGGCGGTCTGCTGGTGGATCGCTTCGAACTGGCGCGCGACGACATCGAGGGGGGCGACCTGCTTCTCTGCCTCCGCGACCTTGATCTCGCTGAGCCGCACCCGCATGGCGATCTCGCGCAGCTCGAGGTCGCTGCGCTTCGTCGGCATCTGCCGGCGCACCTCGTCGGCGATCTTGAACGCCATGTACCACTTCATCGCGGCCGGCCACGGGTAGCTCTTGCGACCAGCCTTCACGACGAACGGGAGCCCCTGCGCTTCGAGGTTCCGGATCTGACGCACCACGAGGTCGAGCCTGGTCGCGAGCTCCTTCTGCGAGAGCTGCTCAGCCACGAACCGTGCCATGAAGAACCATGCCAGAGGGCAACGGCAGCGTGAGTGTTTCAGGTTGGAGTGTGGAAAAGTGTCGAGCCACGCCGCTACCCGTGCTGGGAGGCCCCCCCGGGGAGGACCCGTGGCACGAAAATTCATGGCACACTTCGTGGCGCGAGGTCATGCCGCGAGCCCGTCGAGCCACACGCACCCGCAGTGCGCGCACGGGTGCGTTGGCGTGAGCTGCTGGCAGGTCTCGTTCGCGCAGCGATACACCGGCGCGATGTCCGGACGCGTCGCCAGGCTGAGCGAGTAGTTGATCGCACGGCGCACCCCGTAGGCCGTCATCTGGCCGATGCGCAGCCGCTCGGCCCAGATCGGCAGCTGTTCCATCGGCACGCCTCGGAGCCCCATAACGACCGCCTCAAGGCTCCGAGGCGAGTAGCCGAGGTTCCTGTGTCGCTGGTCGTAGGATGCGGTCCCACGTGGCAAGGTCGGCAGCCCCAGCACCTTTCGCATGCCGGTGATCGTCGACCACCGCAGCGACGTGACCCGCGCGATGTCGCGTGCCGTGAAGTCATCGCCCTGCATGGCGATGGCGATGCAGATCCGGTCGGTGCGCGTCAGTGATGGATCGGCGCGCAGTCGTGCCGTGAGTGAGTTCATCCGGTTGCTCCCCCCGAAGAGCGTCCCTGCTTCCGCGTCCTGCTGTCAGGCCGCGGCCTCGCTGCGTGAATCAGTCCATGCCTGCGCGCGTGGCGTGTACCAGCCTGGTGCCCCTGGCTCGCACCCGCACCGGTAGCGCCCGAAGAGTCTCCCATCTGCCGTCTCGTAGCCCGCGAGGTACGAGTCGATACCGCACTGCCGACAGGTGTGAGGGT